CCTCGATGAGCATGTGTTGAGGGCGGTGCTTAAAAAAACGGCGCAAGGTGCGGTGCTTTCATCGCAGGCTTCTCCGGGGCCGATCGAATTGGCGCGGTGTTTGGTGTGGGCTACCGCGTTGGTGTCTCGCCCGGTTAATTCACAAAAGCCCATCATGGTTATTGCTAAATAGGTAACATACGCGTAGGCGTCTGTCCGTAATCGTCGGGATATGGGCAGCCGCCACTAATCGAGGAACAATGGCAATTTTTACCCGTAAGGAAACCAAAGCGCAGATCGCACCGCCGCCGGTAGCCAAAGCCGCCGCTGCAGGTACGGGCTATTCATCAAATTTTGCGGCGTCAATGATCGGGCAATACTACTCGTATCAAGAAGGCGAAGCCCGCAATCGGGCAATGCAGATACCGGCAATTAGCCGTGCACGCGATCTACATGCATCGGTTATTTCAGCGATGCCGCTAAAAATGTACCGCGAAATGTGGAACGAAACCGAGCGCGAAATGCAAGACGAATATCTTGCACCGCGTACATGGCTACGACGACCAGACCCGCAAATCCCGTATGAAACGCTTATGGCGTGGACATTTGACGATCTTTTCTTTTTCGGTCGCGCATTTTGGTATATTACAAGCCGCACCGCTGACGGCTACCCGGCATCGTTCACGCGTCTACCTACCGGGTCGATTACGACCGAGGATCAGGTAGGCCCCGTGTGGTACGCCCCCTCAAATGAGGTGTATTTTCAGGGCGGGAAACTTGACTCGGCTAATTTGGTGCAATTTATCAGCCCGCTGCAGGGCGTTATTTATTCAAGCGAGCAAGCCATTGCCACTGCATTGAAAATTGAGGACGCCCGGTTTCGTAATGCGATGACCGCGATACCGTCCGGAATTTTGAAGCAAACCGGCGGTGAACCGTTATCAGCTGCAGAGTTAGCCGACCTTGCGGCGGCTTTTAACGCGGCACGGCAAACCAATCAAACCGCGGCGCTTAATGAATACCTATCGTATGAAGCCACTACCGCGACACCGGACAAAATGCTACTTATTGAGTCGGCGCAATTTTCAGCGCTTCAAATGGCGCAAATCTGCAACATTCCGCCGTACCTTTTAGGTGTCCCAACCGGGTCATACGCCTACACTAACAGCCGCGAGTCTCGATGGGACTTGTGGTTGTACGGCACCAAAACATACGCCGAATGCATAACCTCAACTCTCTCGGGCAATAATGTGCTACCAAATGGCACCTACGTCGAATTCGACACCGACGAATATTTAGGTGAAATCGACGACGCCGACATGAATAGAAACATGGAAATAACAGATCGACCCGACACCGAACAAGAAAGCCGAGCATGATTAGGTTCACCGCCAACAATGTCAGCATCGACGCCGCTAAAGGCGACACACCAAGCCGCACCATCACCGGCATCGCCGTACCCTACGGGGAAACCGCGATAGTGTCCGACGGGCAAAAAGTACGGTTCGAAGCCGGGGCGTTACCCGTCGACGGCAAAGCACCGAAGCTTTTTATGTATCACGACTCAAGCCAACCCGTCGGGCTTGTCACCGAACGTGTCGACACCGCCGAAGGCATGCTATTTAGTGCCAAGATCAGCGCCACCGCCGCAGGAGACGAAGCATTGACGCTCGCCCTCGATGGTGTGCTCGACGCGGTCAGCGTAGGCGTCAATCCGACCCGTTTTTCATTCGATGACAATGACACCATGATCGTCACCGAAGCAGAATGGTTAGAGTTATCACTTGTCCCCATTCCGGCGTTTGCAGGTGCTACTATTACCGACGTAGCCGCCAGCGCAGCCACTCCCGACGACACAACCGAACCCACCACCACACAAGTCGAGGAGACCTTACACGTGGAAACCACACCAGTCGAAACCGTCGTCGAGGCCGCGGCAATTCCAACCGCACCGCTTCCCGCACAACCAAAACGCAAATTCGCTTTACCAACACCGGGCGAATACATGGCCGCAATGCACATCGGCGGCGAAACATTTGCAAACGTTGCAGCCGCAGCACGCGACTACATGCTCGAAAAGCAAACCGCATTACAAGCCGCAGCCGGTGACGTTGTCACTACTGACACACCGGGTCTTTTACCGGTGCCGGTGCTTGGGCCTGTCTTTGAAGATTTGAACCAGCAAATTAGGCCTGTGGTGGCAGCCGTGGGCACTCGCGCAATGCCCGACGGTGGTTCACAAAAAACATTTATTCGCCCAACATGGACAACACACACAAGCGTTGCCGCACAATCAAGCGAACTAGCATCAGTATCAGCAACCACACCGGTTATTGCGTCAAACGTGGTAAGCAAAACCACACTTTCGGGCGCCGTAACGCTCTCCGTGCAAGACGTCGATTTCACATCGCCGGGCGCAATGGACATTATTTTACGTGACTTGGTAGGTCAATATTTGCAGGCATCGGACAACGTAGCCGCTGACGCAATCACCGCAGGCGCAACCGCATCGGGCGCAACGTGGTCAGTCACCGCAAACGACCCATCAACACTTATCAGCGGTATCTACACCGCCGCGTACAACATTTTGCTCGCGACAAACTTTTTGCCCGATCACATTTTCGTTGCACCGGGAGTTTGGCAGGCATTGGGCGCACAGCTCGACGCCGACAAGCGACCAGTATTTGCTTACACAGGCGCCGCTGGGCTTATGGGCGTCAACGCAATGGGCACCGCAAACGTTACACAAGCAAACACATTTAACCCGTTCGGATTGAACCTTGTCGCAGACCGCAATTTTGCGGCAGGCACAATGGTCGTCGCCCGCGGCGCAGCGATCGAATTCTACGAACAAGTACGCGGCATCATGTCCGTCGAGGTACCAAGCACCCTCGGCCGCACAATGTCCTACTACGGTTACGTTGCAACATTCATTGCAGACGCAACACAAGTGCAAAGCATCATCGTCTCCTAACCCGAAAGGCCAACAATGGCCGAGGAAGCCGCTATCACGTTTCGCTACCGCATAGACAACTATGCGGTAGTGCAACTATTAACAAACGTCAACGTCACCGTAGGCGAGGAAGTAGAAATCTCCGGTGTGGGTGACGGGTTCGACAACTCCGGCATCATCGTTACAGCGTTACCGCAATACAAATACATAGGCGTCGACTCTGACGGCGTACTCATGTACGACTATGAAGTACCAATTCAAAACCAAGTGCTGTACCAAGACGTTGGCGACGACGTTGAGTACGGCCCATGCAACCCGTACGGCTCATTTGAGTACGCCTACGTCTGCACATGGGTCAGCGTTGCAGACATTCAAAACTATTTAGGTATCGCCGTTGCGACCGTGGACGAAACAACGTTTTTGACACAGGTACGCAATAGCGCCAATTCGTTTTGTTTTCGTAGAAGGCGTGAGTCCGGTTACAGCGATCAACTAGCTGTTGTACCCGATGAGTCAGTCAAACTTGGAACAATCATGTACGGCGCAGCTCTGTACCGTCAACGCGGCTCAATCGACACTTTCGCCGGGTTCGACGGTATGAGCACCGCACCCATCACCGGGCTTTCACCAATGATCAAATCATTGCTCGGCATTGACCGCCCACAGGTTGCCTAGTCATGGCGTGGACTGACCTATTCAACGAAGGTATCGACGACCTAGCAACCACACTCGCCACCATTTCCGGGCTACGCGTCGTCATGAACCCGAAAGACATCAACCCGCCGTGCGTATTCATTAACGCGCCGAGCATCGACCCAATCAACTACAACATCGCCCGCATGGAAATACCCGTCGACGTAGTCACCCTCGGCCCGGCATCACTCGACGCGTTACGCGACATCTTGGCGATCGTCGCCAAACTCATGGCCAAAAACGTCGCGGTCACATCAGCCACCCCCGCGGTTTTTGAGGTAGGTTCCCAAACCTACGCGTCATATCGTGTTACAATCCCCATACAGGTACAAACAGCATGAACGAATACACCATAGTTTCACCGCGTCTCGGAAACCCCGGCGACGCATACACCCCCGCCGAAGGTATCAACGTCGAAGCGTTGCTCGACGGCGGTTTCATCACAAAAAAAACCGCCCGACACATCAAACCTACAAACGAGGAAATAGACACCAATGGCAACTAGCACATACCTAGCAAACCCAATCGTGAGCGTGAACTCAGTCGACCTATCCGACCAATGCACCGCCGCAACATTGACGCACCGTTTCGACCAGCTCGAAGCAACCGCGTTCGGTGACACCGACCGCAAATACGTCAAAGGGCTCGGCAACCACGAAGTCACACTCTCTCTATATCTCAGTTATGCGGCCACAGAGACTTACGCAACTCTCTCCACATTGGTCGGCACCACCACAAACATCACCATCACCCCCGCATCAGGCGGCGCGTCAGCAACCAACCCAGCAATTACCATCACCGGTGCGTTCCTTGCTGAATTGCCAGTTATCAATGGCACGATGGGCGAATTGAGCACGGTTGACGTGACATTTGTGGGTGGAACTTACTCAGTAGCCACAACCTGACCAAGCCTTTACCCGGCGAAAGGAAAACATGCAACTCACACTCCGCTACGACATCGGCAACGGCCCCGTCGACGTCACAACCAACCTGTACGTCATCGTGCAATGGGAACGCAAATACCGCCGCAAAGCATCGGACCTTGCGCAAGGCATAGGCATCGAGGACTTAGCGTTCCTTGCTTGGGAAGCCTCAAAAGTGCACA